GGCTTAACAAATGCTGCAGTAAGTCACGTTAAGCCGATGATTGAGGGCTGGCTCTTAGATTATGAAGACGCATACCATAAAAGATGCGATCAAGCTGTTGAAGGTTACTCCCACCTCAAAAGGTCAGCTCTCAATCACAGAATTAAAGTCTGTAATCAAATGCTTTCTGATTTAGATAGAATTAAATCTGCAAGTAAAGCATCTCGTAACGTTAAAATTAAAGGTTCTGTTGCAATCGATAAACAGGTATCAAAAGTACAATACAAGAAAGAAGATATCGATTTTAAGATTGTATCTATTAATCCAATACAGATACCAAACAAACATAGGTTGTATACCTTTAATTGTAAATATAAAGTCGTTACTGAGTACGTTACAGATAGTCCAAGTGGATTTGTAATATCAGGTTCTACAATAAAGAACTTTAACAAGGTAACAAGTAGAGCAGTAACTTTACGTAAGCCTGATAATTATCTACCAATGTTCTTATCAAAGACACCAAAACAAATTGATGAGGCATGGAAAGGTATAACTACAAAAACATTTGCACCAAACGGTCGTATCAATAAAGATACTATATTATTAAGAGTGTTAGATAAATGAGTAAAGTTGAAGAACAATTTCTAACAAGAACGAGATTCACCAAACTTATCGAAGGTACAGTAGCTGAAAAAAAGATACCTTATATGGATGCTGTGATTCATGTGTGTGAAAAAAATCAGATTGAAGTAGAAGATATCAAAAGATTTATTTCGCCTGTTATCAAAGATAAGATTGAAGCAGAGGCAATGAATTTAAATTTCTTACCGAAAAAAAATTCTATTGACGATGCCTTTTTTGAGTAAAGTTGTATATATATTATAGGTACCTTGCAAGCTAGTGAATGGTTGGGAGGGTACTATATACAAGTAATATTTCAGTTAATATTTCAGTTAATAAGGAGACAATACGATGTCATTTGAAACATTAAAACGCAATCGCGGAAGTAATATCAGCAAAATCATTAAAGCAGCAGAAGCCACGTCTAGTGGTGAAACAAAATCCTACGTCGACGACAGGATTTGGAAACCAACTGTTGATAAAGCTGGTAACGGTTATGCCGTAATCAGGTTCTTGCCAGGTAAAGATGGTGAGATTCCATTTGTAAGATATTGGGATCATGGGTTCAAAGGCCCCACCGGTTTATGGTATATTGAAAACTCTCTAACTTCTATAGGTCAACCAGATCCGGTTGGTGAGTTAAACTCTAGACTTTGGAATTCAGGTATCGAATCTGATAAAGAAAAAGCTAGAAGCCAAAAAAGAAGACTACATTACGTAACCAATATTATGGTTGTAAGTGATCCTTCAGCTCCTCAAAACGAAGGTAAAGTATTCCTATATAAGTTCGGTAAAAAAATCTTTGATAAGATTTATGATCTTATGAATCCATCATTTGCAGATGAGCAACCAATAGATCCATTCGATTTTTGGGAAGGCGCAGATTTCAAGCTTAAGATTAGAAACGTAGAAGGTTATAGAAACTACGATAAGTCTGAATTTGCACCTGCTGCAGTATTTCAAGATGGCGATGAGGCTAAGTTAGAAAGCGCATATAATCAATTGCACGATCTTACTGAGTTTACTAATCCTAAGAACTATAAGACATATGATGAGCTTAAAGCTAAGTTGATGAGAGTTCTTGGTGAAGAAATGAACCAAGGTACTTATCAAGTAAAAGAAGAGAATAAGATTAATGAGCCAGTTGAGTCTTTAGCTCCAGTAACTGCAGAAGAAGTTGATACTTCTGAAGAGGATACCATGTCTTATTTCGCTAAACTTGCAAAAGAAGACGCTTAGTAATTAAAACTATTACCAATATTCAATCTTTGATTAAGTGCGTTATCTCTATCTCGTGTGTTAGGGTGACCTACTATCAAAGATTGATGTTGTGTTGAATAATTATTTTGTGAAGTAATTAATGTGTTAGGGTTAGATGGAGCTGCTCCACCCATAGTCATTGCACTCGGAAGATTACTACCAAGAGTTGTAGCAGACGAAGGTGGTAACCTATTCACAATTCCTTCAGTACTTGATATATCTTGAAATTGATTTAATCCACCACCTTGAGCTTTTTTTCTAAGGTTATTTAAACTTGTAATCTGATTCAATTGGCTTTCAGACATTGGTCGACCTAAGAACCAACTTGCTAAAAAATCGCCTGCGACGTTTGGTGCTAAAGCACCTAAAACGCCAAGTCCTATTCCACCGATTGTAGCGCCTTTAGGGCCAAACGCTAAACCACCGAGAGCGGTTCCTAATGCTCCAAATGCAAACATATTTAATGAACTACCAAGTTCCTCACCAATTAATTTTCTCTTCTCATCTTCAGATAAATTATCATTTGCTAATGTTTGTTTTACACTGTTTGCTGTTAGAACACCTGCAAGTAAACCTAATGGAAACACTCCTCCAAGAAAACGAGCGATACCTTTAGGTCCAAATATTCTACCATATCTGTTTGCTAGTGCTTTATCGAGTTGTGCTTCTGTAGCAAACTTACCACCTTTTTGTTGCACACCACCACCTTTAGATTTTTCTAAGCCAGCTCGATTCAAAGCTGATGGAGAAAGTTTGTTTGCTGCTCTTATTTTTTCGTTATAACCAGGATCTAATTTTCTTGGATCACCTCCGCCACCTATGTTAGTAAAAGCTTTTGCTCCTTTATAAGCTAGATAAGTTGCACCTGCAGCTCCTACACCGATTTCAGTAGCTGACGGTCCTTCGGCATCTTCAGATACTGTATAACCAAGCAAGTTTGCCAGAGCTATTATTGATGCGACTACTGGTAATTTTTTTAATGTCTTTACGCTTAATAACATTTTTCTAAACTTAGGTGAAACAAAAAAACCAAAGGCACCTAAGACACCAGCCGCACCAAGAATATCTTTACCAAGCTCTCTTATATTTTCTGTGCTAAAGTTCTTACCTTCAACAAGATTATTTAAACGTGTAAGACCGTCACCTGCAAGATTAGAAATACTTTCAGCCATTTTTGCAAATCCACCTTTGTAATCAGGACCAAAAATTACTATAGCTAACTTTTCTAAATTATCTGTTAGTCTACCTAGTTCTTTATCTACTTTCTCATTTTTAGTTAAAGCACCGAGTATCCCACCAAGTATTCCACCTTTTTTACCAAATAAAATATAACCTAAACCAAATCCTTCTAAAGCACCTGTTAAATATTTTCTTAAATCTTTTGTTAATTGTTTCTCTCCTGGTTGTCCAGGTAAAAAGAAGTTAGCAATTTCATCAGCAAATCCTGTTAATAAAGCACCGATAAGGCCTCTTTTAAAAAGTCGAGTTGTAAATAGAGTTGCAGCGGTTGCAAGTGCTCCTAGACTAGGTAAACTAAAACTTGGCAATTTGAAACCACTAAATCTACCACCTCCACTTGATGATTGTTGTGTGTCTCGAGTATTTACTTTTCTTGCTTCACGAGAAGCCTCAAGATCTTTTCTATCTTCTTTAGCGTCTCTTCCTTTAAGATAAGTTAAGAAGCCATTTATACCCTTACTTGTTTTCTGAGTATTTTCATCTACACTTATTAAAGTCTTATTGATATCTGCTAATGTTGCTGCCACTTTGCTCTCTCTGCTTTTCCTCTAGGTGCTCATTTAATAATATTATGTAAACCTCTCTCTCCCACGGTAACATTCCTTCTAAGTCTGATAATGAATAGTTGAAATGTTGCATCATTAAAAAATTCGTCTTGAAATAGTTCTCCAACGTTTCATGAGAGAGGTTAATTAAAAAAAATCATTAAGCCCCTGTAATTTAACTATGTTTTCTTTTTTGCATTTTTTGCATTCAAAAGTATCTTCATAAACTAAATTTGGTAATCCTTCAACAAACTCCATAATTTTTTGCATTTGAATATTATTTAAACTATTAACAAAAGTTTCAATTTCTTCTTCAGTCTCATCTTTTATTAAAACATTTTCTTCTTCTGTTTGTACTGAATGCATACACATTTTTATGTTTTCAAATATCACTGAAGCTTCTTTTGCATCTTCTTTAAATATATTTTGATGTTTCAACATATCAACATATGTAGGATATTTCATAGTAACTGCAATATCATTATTTAATTTAATCACATTATCTTTTATTTCAGCATTTGTTAATTTAACATCATCTAAATTAACCACAACTTCATTTTCTTCGTTACATTCACTACAAGCCATTAATATTCTTGAAGTTTCACCTACTGATTTTGATCTTACTTTTGTAAATATATAGTCGACATCAAACGTAGAAAGCTTATTTACGTTAATGTCTTCTACACAATTTTCAATACATTGTAATATTGAATTTAATATTTGTTTAGTATCTTTTGACTCGAAAGCTACTAACATTGATTTCTGTTCTTTTACCAAAAATGGCCTGTACTTAACTGTTTGATTAGTTGATGGTACAGTTAGTTCATAAATTGGTTTATCATTTGATAGTTTAGGTAAACCCATCAATCACTCCTATAATATATCAATTCCACCAAGTGGTGTATTAATATCCATGTTAATAAAACCTTGCACGTTTTTAGATCTTCTCCAGTTTGTAAACGCGAAAGTTACTGTCAATTGAACTAGACCGTCTAGTTCATTGTTAAGTTCAATAGCACTAGTTGCTATTGGAAATGCATCAATTAAATCAACTGAATAAACACTTCCTCCGCCAATACCAGCATTAAATCTTATAGGTCCTATTTGTTTGCTAAAACCTTTAAGTGGCTGTCTGAGTTGATGTATAGTTACATCTCTGGCATACTCATCTTTATATCTAGATGTAAATGCATTAAAACCTTCTTCAGGTATTATTGTATTTCTCCAAGCATCAAAATATTCTTTTACTCCATAGTCGTTCATTAAATAAAAAGTCATACTTACGTCATCAACAGCGTAGCCATAAGCAACTTTTTGAAACTCCATACCTATTCTTCTATCATTAGTTAAGATTGCTTTTGAAGGTAAAGTCGCGTTACTACATAATATATTTAATTCTCTGCCAGATGCTCCACCACCACCAAGATTTAAAAGACCTAATACTCCACCTATCAATCCGCCGCCTCCGCCGAAATTAGTAGGTAGCGTTACTAAAAATCTATTTGATCTTGCAAATCCTAGTTTGCTATTCGCTAATGCTTTAATTTCATCTATACTATTAGCCATTTGCTATCCTTCTTGAATCAGAATATACTCTATTAGCGCTTTCTTTTTGCCATCTAGCAATAGGTAAAAATGTCGCTATCTCCCATTCTGGTGACGCAACTTCTGCAAATCTTGATTTTACGTGCTGTAGTAAATAATGTTTTAAACATGGTTTAAAATATCTATATTTTGCTGCGCCTTTGAGCAAGTTATAAGTTAATCTGAACCTTGTGCTTTCATCATATTTTTTATTAGTTGTTTCTAGTAAACTATCTAAAAACTTTGCTCGAAGAACCGGAGGAACATAATGTAAGTTAAGTCCTCTAAAACCACCCGGTGCAGGTTCAATCGGTATCACCAAAGGGAAGGTATCATAGTAAGGTAATTTTTCTTTATGCTTTGGATCGTAAGTGAACATTATCATAGTACCATATGTGTGACTTGATTTTTGTTTTACTTCTGGGTTTCTAATAAGTTGTTGTCTATTAACTCTCGTAAGTTGTTGCACCTTTTTACGAAACCATTCCCTTGATTCTTTAGTTCTAGGCGTAATGCCTTTTCTAAAAGCTTCAAGTTCTAATTTTTGAAATAAATTACTCATGTTTCTATTTATAACTTTTTCTTACGTTTTCTTTTGCGAAATGGCTTTAATGGTGTATACTTTTTTAATTTACCTGGTACAGGCTTTGGCAACAGTTTCATTTCTTGTAGAGTTTTTTCTGTCCATATATGAAACTCCCAACCTCTATCTTTTGCGTAATTATCTGCAGCTTCCCATTTATTCATATTCTTTACATAATTTAAACCTTCTGCAATGTATCTTTTTGTTCTTTTTTCACCTGTTGGTGGTACAGTTTCTCTCTCAGGTTTTATTTCAACCAATAAAGTTTTATCTTCATACATAATTTTAACATCAACAAAATATTTATGGTACTTTTTATCTACTTCATAATAATATGGAATTACAACTTCTTCTGAACTCCAATATTTAATTTTTGGATTGTTATCACACCAGCCAAACACAGCACGTTCCCAAAGCGACCTATAAATAACGTTATTAAAGTCACCTTTATATTTTGTTTTGTTTTTAACTATGTAACGACCTGAATAAACCATATAAATAAAACAATAATCCTTTAATATATCTATAGGTTTAAAATGAGCATACTAAATAAAGTTGGCCCGTTGGGCGAAAAAGTTGGCAGATCATTATTTGGAAACGTTGGTGAAGCAGTTAGAAGTTTTTCAAACACAGGTGGAATAGGTGAAGCTCTTACCGCAGCACAGTCATTAACAGAAACAGGATCAAGCGATGCGTTGATGTATCCGTTAGACGTAATTGGCAATCCTGCATATCCTGCAACTATAAGATTTAAAGTTATGAGATATGGATCTCCTACCGAGCAACCACAAAAACAAATGGATAAAACCATTGAAGACAATCTAAAAAAACAAGGTGCTACACCGTTTTTTGCTGATGACACCGTAGCTGCAAATACTGATTTTTCTAATGCAGAAGAATTTAATGATGCTACAGATGATGCATTAGCTCCAATAGGAGTTGGAAAGACTTTAAGACAAAAAATAAGTTCTGGCGCTAGCCAACTTTTTGGTTCGGTAGCTCAAACACAATTAGGTAAAAGTGTTAGCACAACTTTACAATCTGGAATGAGATTCTTAGAAGAAAGAGACGAGCCTATAGTAATGATGTATTATCCAATGTCAACTCAATTTAACGATAATGCTTTATATGACAACGTCAATCTTGGAGCATCAGGTGCTATTGCAGAAGCTGCGTTAAATTCTGGATTAGGAGTTACTGGAGCAGTGGTGCAAAATTTACAGTCCGGGGTGAATTCTTTAAGTGATGTTCTGAGTGCTAATCCTCAAGTCGGTCGAGACGCCATGGCGTTTAGTGTGTCAAGAATAAATTCTTTTTTTGGTGGATTACTTGGTGGAGGAATACAAAATACAGTTTCTTTACAAGCAAGAATAATAATAAACCCTAACGCAAGATCAATATTTAGAGGTGTTAATTTAAGAGAATTTAGTTTCCAATTTAAATTTATTGCAACCTCAGCAGAAGAAGCAAGAGCAGTTGAAAACATTGTTAAACACTTTAGAAAAGAATTATATCCAGATGTTTTTGGAGTTACAATTGGTGATCAAGAAGCAGCAGTAGGATTTAAGTTTCCAAATGCGTTTAAAATTTCGTTTCAATTTAAAGGCGTAGATTCTTCTAAAATACCACAAATAAAACCTGCATATCTTAGAAATGTTTCTCATACAATAAATCCAACTGGTGGCGGGTTTAGAAACGATGGTCAACCTAATGAGATTGATCTTTCGTTACAATTTGTAGAGCATGAAACAATAACAAAAAAAGATGTAATAGAAGGTGGTTTCTAATGCAATATTTCAACGATTTTAATAAGATATTTTATAAGTTTGGTGATGAAGTTGATACAGTAGTCTTTCAAGATCTTTCATTGTATACAGACATCATAGATCAAGTGAAAGATGGTATATCATTTTTAAATTTTCATACTATACAAGAAGGATTTAGACCTGATCAAGTTTCAATACAATTATATGGCACTCCTTTTAATTATTGGACGTTTTATTTGTTAAATGACGATATTCGAGAACAAGGTTGGCCTTTAACAAACGTCGAACTTAACGCTTATATAAAAAAAATATTTCCTAATGAAGTTTTAAATACAAGACAACCGTTCGCTACAAAGTTTAAAATTGGTCAAACAGTAACTGGTGCGGTGTCAGGCGCCGTAGGAGTTATTAAAAAAAGAAATTTAGATCTTGGCCAAATCGTAATAGATGGAATATCAAACTTTAAGGAAAATGGAGAAATTATTTTATCTACAAACTCGAGTGGTGTTATTGAATCATTGCAAACTACTTCAGCAGTTAAAGAGTTTCAGTCTGCTAGTCATTTTGTTAATGGTGCTGGAGAGATTGTTGATTTAGGAGTTGATAGTGACGTTACATCAGCAAATTTTGGAGGTCTGCTACCACCAGGTTCACAAATAACTGAGAAAACACATGAAGATGTATATTTTGCTACTAATGAAAGTTTAAGGCAAATAAAAGTTATTAAGCCAAATATAATTAATAATTTAATTTCAAGCTTCAAAAAATCCATCAGGTCTTAAAATGTCAGAACTTTCTATCGAAAGCCAAATTGAAATAAAAATTACAGAAGCAGTGATATCAAGCGATAGAACTCCACTATCAGTTGATATAAAAAATTTAATATCTGATTTTGAAATATATGAAAACATAGTTAATCCATACTTAACAGCAAACATTATTTTTGTAGATCAAGAAAATATAGTTCAAGATTTAGATTTGCAAGGTGGCGAAAAATTAACTTTTAGTTTTTATCATGTAGAAGAAATGAATAAAGGGTTAGAAATTAAAAAAGAATTTGTAATAGATTCAATTAAAGAAATATCAAAAGCTGGTGAAAGAGACGAAGTAGTAAGAATACATTGTACAGAATTTATTGGTTTGATTTCGTCTTTACAGAACGTTAATAGAGTATATACTGGCGCTCCTTCAGAAATAATAGCTAAAATAATGTCTGAGTTTTTAAACAAAGATTTGATACAAATTGGTAATGATAGTTTAAAAGATATGAAGGTCATAATACCTAATATGCACCCAATAGAAGCATGTCAGTGGCTTATGAAAAGAACACTTACTAAAGAAGGCTTTCCGTTTTTTTTATTTTCTACAATGGGTGTCGATAATTTGATTTTAAAAGATTTAGGTACGATGTTGAACCAACAACCTATTAATAAAAAGATACCATATTTCTACGCTCCAAGTTTGGCAGCAACAAAAAGTATACAAAGCTATTATACTATTCAAGACTATGAATATAGCGATACTGAAAATTTAATTGGCTTAATAAGAGAAGGATTAGTTGGCGCTAAATATAATTTTTATAGCACTCTCACGGCGCTTGAAGATCCAATAAAATTTAACGTTGATAGAAATGTTTTTAAAAGATTAGCACAGCAAAATTCAATAGGTGCAAACAATACCAGATATAATTATGCACCGGGCTACAGGTTTAATGATATAGCATTTCAAGAATATGAATCTAAAAATATATCTTCAATTAATTCAAGTGGCGCGTATACTACGAAAGATTCAGTATTTAAAAGTTATCATGAAGAAAGCACAAAAGGGTCAAACGTTAAAAAAGTAATCGAAAAAGCTTTAAGAGGGTTTTTAGGAAAAACACCTTTAAGAATGACTGTTAGAGGACGTGATTTTGTAACTGCTGATAATAATTATTCGATTGGAAAAACTATAAGAATTAATTTTTTAGATACAAATCCATTAATAGATGCTAACGCTGCAAAGCTTGATGAAAAAAAATCAGGTGATTATATAATAATAGAAGCAAGACATAATTATAGAATTGAAAAATTTGATACAACTTTATTATGTGCAAAAATTGGTAGCATAGGAGAGCAACAGGAGATGTTTGCATAATGAGAGATTTCTATGGTGATAATTTTAGATGGTTTGTTGGTGTGGTTGTTGATATAAACGATCCACTAAGACTCGATCGTGTCAAAGTAAGAATTCATGGAATACACACCGGCAATGAAGAACTTCAAAATAAAGCAGAAAAGATAAAGATAGCAAATGATGACTTACCGTGGGCTCAAGTAGTAATACCTAACACAGAGCCAGGCGTAACAGGCTTAGGATCTAATTCTCAACTTAAAACCAGAGCTCAAGTGTTTGGCGTTTTTTTAGACGGTAGAGATAGTCAACATCCTCTTGTTTTAGGCTCTATTCCAAAAATTGAAACAGAACAAAACTTAACTACAGAACAAGTTAATGAAGGAAGTAACGTTGATGTTTCTTTAACTGGTAACACAAATATAGAAAGATCTTTTTATTTTTTCACATCAGAAGCTGGTGGTGGATTTACGCCTGAGCAAGCATGTGGAATGATTGGAAACTTTTGTGTAGAATCAGGCGCATCTCAAAACAAGGGAGACATAAATCCTACTGCAAGATCTGGATTTAATAATGAAAATTCGTTTGGCATCGCACAGTGGAATCCTGCTGAAGCAGCAGGTAATAGATTTGGTCAGTTACAATCCTTTGCATCGCAAATTGGTAAAAGTTATAGATCTTTAGATGCACAATTAAGATTTGTTAAGTTTGAACTTGAAACTCAACCTTTCTTAGGTCTAGGTCAGTTAAGAAAAGCAAAAACATTTAAAGATGCAACAGTTGTTTTTCAAGATAAATATGAAAGACCAAACAAAGATTTAGCACATACAGATCAAAGATTAGCTTATGCACAAGAAGCTTTTAGAAAATTAGGACCAGGAGCTAACTAATGCCAGAAGTGATTTCAGACGCGAATCCTAAGAACGAACCAGACACCAATGGTAGAAGATTTAACGGTTATATTTTTACATTCGGCGATGGCGATATTGTAAAAAGTGTAAATCGAGTACAGGTAAAATATAATGAAGATGAATTAGGTAGAACAACATTGATAAATGGTGTTGATTACGTATTTGTAGGAAAGAAAATTGAAATACAAGGTAATTTTGTTTTTAGAATATTTGTAGATTTTGATTTAGAAATTGCTGAGGCTGAATTTCAAGCTAAAGCGCCAAAACCTTTTGTAGATCTTCAGCAGCAGATTGCTGGCACAATCGGTAAAGATATGAAAGCTGCTGCCGCAAATTTTAAAGCAGAAGATTTTGCTTTAAACGGTTCTCCTTTTAACATTCCGGGTGAAACAATAAATGGTATGAAAGGCGTGTTTGGTGGTTCAAAACCAATAAAAGATGGAATAAAAAAACTAAGACCTGCAGTAATGCAATTAGGAGCAGGTGACGGATCTGCAGATAAAACATCAAGTCAACTTTCTAATATACAAACACTTACTGGTAAGCTTGGTATGTCTACAACAAATTTAAATAAAATTGTTATATCTCAAGGCTCACCAGCTGGATCGTTAAAAATATTTAAAAAACATCTAACAGCAAATGCCACAAAGGTTAGGGAATTTGCATCAAGTACTCGATCAAGCACGCTATCAACTAAAGTAGTATCAAGACTTCAAAATGCTGTGGATAATGAAGACACTGGTATTAGTCCTTCAAACAATGCAGTAAAGTCTGTAATAACTGAAGTAAAAAATAAATTACCAAAGATTGGAAATGCTGGCTTAAGTTTAGGTGGATTATTGCAAAAAGTAATGCCAGCTGGTGGAAGAAGTGGTATGAATGTTCTACCTAACTTGTTAAATAAATCAAGAGGCGGTTTAAGTAATTTACTTGGTGATATAAAAAAACAAGTTGCTGGTGTATCTCCTGATTTAAAAATACCTGACGGATTAGAAATTCCTAATTTGATAGAAGGTGTAGATACCAAAACTGGTGAATTATCTTTAAACTCTAATTTTGCCAAGCTCGTTGACAAAGGTGATCTTATTAAAAAAGACATTGTTCCAATACAAATAAGCGACATACCTACTACACAATCAGGATTTAACGGTTTCTCAACCTCAAAAGATTATAAGTTTGAAGTAGTAGATAGCATGGAAGAATTACAACAAGAATTGGAAAATTGTGAAAGAAGAAAAGATGACAATGAAAATGCAATAACAACATTAGTTGTTGGTTGGACTGCAAAATATGCAGGCCCTCCTCCTCCTACAGGTAATTTTGATGCAGCATTTATACACGAAAAAAGTAAAAAGGCTGATCAAGCTTTTCTTATTGAAGAAAAGTCTTCAGCTGCTTCAGATCCAAGCGATGTAGCTAAAGAAGTAAATGCAACAATTTTAAAAGACGCAAAGTTATTTGGTATACAAAGTCATTATATTATAAGAACTGACGGCACAATACAAAGAGGCAGACCTATTGATGATGTTAGAAATAAGAAATATGCTACGTTTACAAAAAGCGGTATACAATTAACTTTAGTTGCTACTAAAGAAAAACCTGCCACGCAATTTCAAATAAATTCTTTAGAAGAGTTTATGAAAGTTTTTTATGAAGTATTTCCTGGTGGAAACGTTTATGGAGACTATGAAATAAATAGAAGATATGAAGGGCCAGGATTTGATATTGACATCTATCGTAAAAAATTTGAAAAAACAACAAATATAGATGATCCAACGTCAGTTGAAGAAGGTCCAAGCAAAAAAACTTCTGCCTTTATAAGACCAAAAAAATTAGCAAAATCATCAACTAGTGCTTTTAATTCTAAGAGAAAATTTAGTTTTGATGCAGTCTTAAAAGATTTTGAAAAGATAAATGAATTAGACGGAGAGCAAATAACTAAAGATATTGATACTGCAACTTCAGAAATAAATACTGCATTGTCTGATAGTAAAAGTATTGAAAACGGAATACAAAATGGATTCAATGCAGCAAAGAATGAAGCAGCAGGTTCTTTTTCAAAACTTAGTAACGATTTAAAAATAAAAAATTTAACAGTTGATAAAGATGCACTTGGTGCTAAAATAGATGATACAATCAAGCAAGCAGCACCATCAACAAGTACTGCTGCACAAAAACTAACTGATGGCATAAACGCATTTAAAAAATTATTTTAGTAGGTACAAATGAGCACAATTTATGAAAATATAGATCAAGTATTAAGTGATGAAGAACTTAAGTCTAACCAAGATCCTAAAGACGCAAGAAGTGATCCTACAGGTCAACACCCCAAGACTGATTATTTCTTTACTTCTGGTGTTGGTAAATATGCAAGAGGAACTGATAGAAAAAATGTTTATACAGGAGGAAGCGTTGCTGACATTGATTTAGATTTAGACGATGAACCGGTTGCAACATATACTAATAGTCAGGTAAAAGAAACTCCATCTGGACATATCATAGAATACGATGATACACCAGGTGTTGAAAAAATAATGTTAAGACATAGGTCAGGCAGTGGTATAGAAATGAGAGCAGATGGAACTATGATTTATAGTTCTACTAACAATAGTATAAAAATAACAGCTCATGATGAAAAAGTAATTGTTGATGGTGATGGTGAGATACAGTATAATGGTAATTTAAAGTTAAAGGTTGCTGGTGATTTTGATCTTGAAGTCGGTGGTGATTATAATGTTACTGTTGATGGTGACATAGAACAAAAGGTTAAAAGAGGAATCAACACACAAGTTTCAGGCAGTATAGAAACTGAAATAACTGGAAACAATTCTACTACAGTAATAGGTGCGAATAGTAATCTTGTTTTCGGTGATAACACTAATATCGTTAAATCAAGTAATAGTTTATTTGTTGGTCAAGATCAAAATTTTAATGTAGGTGGAACACTATTTATGACTGCAGAAAATGAAGTTAGTTTATCAACTAAAAGCGCAAATATTGCAGCTTCATCTCTTTCTGTTTTTGGAGATAGTGGAACAATCGGTGGCGATGAAATAGTAATGTATGGCAAAGCTGCGCACATACCAAGAATCAATTCTACTTCAATGCAT